CTATAATTACCACCAATGTCTGCAAATATTGGTATTTGAATATCTCTTTCATAAATATTATTTTGGTTCATATTGATTTTTTCGTTCATCAAATCATTTTGTGATTTAATAGGCTGTGATTTAATAGGCTGTGATTTAATAGCATTGGATTTAAAACCAAATATGGATTTTTTTAATTCGATATTAGGTGTTTTAAATCCGAAAAAGGTTGATACATTCGTTTTATCATTTTTGTGTATTTTGTCGTATAAATTAAATAATGAATTTATGCCGATAGAAATAGTTTTAAGTATATTTTTCAATAAAAAATCGATATTTTCTGCGCCATAAGAACCTCCGCCACTTAATAACATACCATAAGCCATTTTTGGTAAATGTTTTTGATATGTTCTTAGACTTAATGGAATTTTAGGATATGATGTTTCAGGGTCACTTGCCCTTAATTGGCGTGAATATTGTTGCAATGATGATTTCGATAAGTTTCTGAGATTTATTAATGCATCTAATTGAGAAATATCCTCAGGTGTTATTTGTTTAAACCATGTATACCCTGGATATTCATATAATGGTTCAGGAATACTAATTTCATAAATTATATTTATTAGTCTTTCGTATTTTTTTTGATTATATAATTCCTTTATTTCATTCCATTTCATATCATCTATTTTATTTATTAATCCAAAATCAATCAATAAACACTTTCCGGGTTTTCCTTCAAAATAACCTTCATATGTTGGATTTATCATTAAATTTTCAGAATGAAAGTCACAATGTACTATTTGTTGTTCTATTGCTAATGTAATTAATTCATATCTACCAAAATTTTGATACGACCTGTAGTTAGGGTCGTTATTGAAGGTTTTAAGGGTTCTAAAATCGTCTGCTATTTCCATTGCTATAATTCCTAACGAATCATATTTATTTTGCGTTAATCCATCAATTAATTGTTGTAATATTGGTTTATTATTACCTCCGAATAGTTCATCAATAACATCGTCATCGTCGTCCTCATCATCACTTAAGTCATCGGTTGTATTTATTGTTTTCTCAAGTAATAAATTTAAACATTCTTTGTTGTCAAACATATAATCGGTAGGTGAACCATCACTTATATTATTCAATTCATCATTAATAATAGGTATTTCAGTGAATTCGTCAGTTTGACTGGGTAAATTAAAAGCATCATTATAAATAGGAAAAGGACATACCGTTTCTAAATATTTGCATGTATCCAACGCGATATATACTTGGTTATAATATTCCTTTAAAAAATCATCTTTAATTGTGAGTTTTTTCTCCTTTCCTCCTATTAACAACATAGGCCGGTTTCTTTTATATTCAGTAACTAATGGACAAATTTTAATAAGTAATGACTTTATTGGTTCTCCAAAATTTTTACTTCTAAACATATAATAAGGGGTGGTATGTTGAGGATTTATTAGATCTACACGAAAAATAATACCATAATTGGATGAATTAGACAATAAAGAAACATGTGAATTTCTTAAAAATGTAAAAAAATTTGTTCTGGGATCATATGGATTTTGTAAAACTCCTCCCTTAAATGTTTTTGTATTTTTCATATATATTTACACAATATTTTGTAAATATATATAATACTTTTGTTCTATTAAATTATATTTATGTGGCGTACATTAATCCGACATTTCCTCCAATAAAGTTAACAACATTAATACGTTCTTCAAATAAATGTAAGTCAAAATTATAATCATAAATACGCCAGGTTGGTTTGTTTACACCAATAATATTTCCTGTTTCAGGGTCACAAATAGTCAAACTTTGTGCTAATGGATCTAAAGGTGGAATAATAGTGGTAAATTCCAATTCAATTTGATTAAATCTGCTCATATTTATTGCTCCAGATGGTTGCAAATCAGAATTATTTGAATTGATACTAAAATTATAACAATATAATCCATCAGGAGCATTACCGGTAGTTCTCGTATATTTTTCGACATAATCGAATACACCGACAGACTGTATATTTTCTCTGTAAGAACCATCCAATAAAATACCCATAGCTACTAAAATATTTTTATCATTTTGCGGATTATACGTAGGACTTATTAACAAGCCTGTTAAGTTACCATCCGGATTAACACCAGGACCAATTAATACAGGAATTAAAATATTACCTTGAGTACGATAAATTGTATATGTCCCGTCGGTTGGAGCCTGGATAACGTTTATAGGTAAATAGTTATATGGCCAATTAGTATAATTAGACCATTCGTTTCGTAAATTAGAGTCACTTCTTTGGAAATAGAATAGCCAATTAGAAACCATACCTAATGAATCAAGTGTTACTTTATTAGGACCCGTAACATTTGGATATTTGTTTTCATGAACTTGTTTGATTAAGTATTTTTGTTCCTGTAAAGCAAAAAGTCTTTCTTCTTCGTTTGATAAAAAACAATAAGTACAATTTAAATGTATATCGGAATTCCATAACCCTCTTTGGTCTGTATATGAATCAATTCCAATACATACGTCAGGAGGCGGTTGTACGAAACGATAAAATTGCATATACCAAGAATTAAAATTTGGGGCTATATATGGATAATTATAGGTCGCATCGAAAACATCACGAATAACAAATAGTTGATTTATTGGTCTAAATGTGATGTTAATGTGTAACTCATTATATTGTAATGAAGTTAAAGGAAAAGCCATTTGAGATTTAAGACCAAACCAATTGTTTAAAGGTATATATAGGTTTCTACCCCTAATGGATGGTTCTGGTCCGGCAATATCGCCGGTATAGTAAGCATTAGGATATGAATTAATACGAGAATTAGCGTTTGCTGGGTTATTAAGTTCAGGGACATTGCCAATCATCTTATCAAATAAAGCTTTTTTGGTCTCACTAAAATCTCTTTGAACAGATGCCAATAAATAATCGCCAGAGTATTCTTGTAATGTATAATTACCACATGTGATAGATATTTTTGCAATCATTTTTGCACCAAGATTTTCAATCCATTTAAATTCGTATGGAGCCCATTGTTCGATATTACCTAAACCCTGAGCAGTGGTCTCATCAGTTACTTGTTGTGGTGGAAGAATAGGGCTCCAAATATTAGGCATAGCGACTGATATATAACAGTCCATCAATAAATCGGCATAACGGGGAATTTTAAATGTAAATGTTGATTCTTCTGAAAGACGCAATGTTTTTGATCCCTCATAATCAACACGAAACTTTTGGAGACCAAAATTAGTATATTGATGAAATGTTGATTTAAAAAAAGTTTTACTTGGGTTGCCATTTAGAACAATATTTTGTTGTCCCAAACTAACAAGATTCATTAAGCCTCCAGGCATGTTTTTTTATATTATAACAATATATTTAATTCTTTATTCGTATATATAGTTTAAAATCAAATTGTAAAATTAAAACAAAAATTTAGGACAAATTCTTAATACAATAATTTATTATTATTTATTATAGTATTATAATAGTATTATGGAAGAACCCACAAAAAACGCAGGACAAATGGTTAACGAAACAATTAATAATGCATTTAAATCAGTTAAAGAAATGAAAGAATCAACACTTATATTGCTTATTGTAGTCGTCACATTATTAATTATATTAATAGCCGTTATATATTATTTTTATTATAGTTTTTTAAGAAAACGTGAATGCAATGCTATGGATACTATTTATGGAGAAGTAAATACAAAAATTCAGTCAGTCGACACTGGGTTACCAGATTTTGGTTATACATTTAAGGACTATTATATTAAAACTGCATATAATTGTTGTAGTGGTGGAAATTATAAAAACGATTATGTTGATACATGTATACTAAAAGACATATTAAAACAAGGTGTTAGAGGTCTCGACTTTGAAATATTTTCTATAGGCGATGAACCAGTTGTTGCCACATCAACGAGTGACAGTTATTATATTAAAGAAACATTTAATTATATTAATTTTAATGATATAATGCCGATTATCCGCGATTATGCGTTTGCCAGTTCTACTTGTCCAAATCCATTTGATCCAATTATAATTCATCTTCGCATTAAAAGTACAAATCAAAATATGTATAAAAGATTTGCTGAAATATTTAAAAATTTTAATGCATTAATGTTAGACGATTCTTACAGTTATGAATGTCAAGGAACTAATATGGGGAATGTACAATTAAGCGATATAATGGGTAAAGTGGTTTTAATTGTAGATAGAAGTAACACATCATTTTTAGAATGTCCTGAATTTTACGAATATGTAAATATGACAAGTAATTCGGTTTTTATGCGCGCATTACATTATTATGATATTAAATATACGCCTGATATGAATGAATTAATTGAATATAATAAACAAAATATGACAATTGGTATGCCTGATAAAGGTTCTAATCCAGATAACCCTAGTGCTATTGTAATGAGAGAAATGGGTTGTCAACTTTTAGGAATGAGATATCCATTAATAGAGACAAATATTGAAGAGAACAACATATTTTTTGATGAGAACGGATACGCATTTGTTTTAAAACCTGAGAAATTACGGTACACCCCAGTTACAATTCCTGCACCTCCTCCACAAAATCCTGATGTATCATATGCTACAAGAACAATTCAATCCGACTTTTATAATTTTGAAGTGTAGAGTTAATTCTATAAATGAAAATAATCACTTTGTAACATTCATATGATATATTTTATGTATTTATTATATGAAAGACATTTGCGACAAAAAAATGAAGTTTGAAGATTGTGAATTAGCAATATTAAGAGCAGCTGTTGATAATGCAGATGAAAAACAAGGTAAAAAAGTTGCGGATTCTGACGATATTAGACGTATGATAGAAATCGTTGAGAATTTTTTAAGAAAAAAACAGTTAATATGTTACGGCGGTACTGCCATAAATAATCTCTTACCCAAACACGACCAATTTTATAATAAAAATTTAGAAATTCCTGATTATGATTTTTACAGTTCAAATGCTTTAAATGATGCTAAAGATTTAGTAGATATTTATGTCGAAAAGGGATTTATCGAAGTAGAGGCCAAATCCGGCCAACATCATGGAACATTTAAAGTATTTGTAAATTTTATACCTGTAGCTGATATAACGTCTATTCCGAAAGAGTTGTTTAATGCAATTAAAAACGAGGCCGTAAGGGTTGGTGGTATTTTATATTCACCGCCCAATTTACTGCGTATGGGAATGTATTTAGAATTATCGAGACCCGAAGGTGATGTTTCAAGATGGGAAAAGGTATTAAAAAGGTTAATATTATTGAATAAACATTATCCATTGGTAGGTAAGCAGTGTCATGAACTACATTTTCTAAGACAAATGGACGATACACACAATATAGAAAAAATATATTCTACAGTACAACATACGTTGATGGATCAAGGTGTTGTATTTTTTGGAGGATATGCTTTATCTTTATATTCTCGATATATGCATAAAAATTTAAAACAAAAATTAGAAAAATTTCCGGATTTTGATGTGTTGTCAACTGAACCATTATTAACAGCTCAAATTGTAAAGGAACGATTAGAAGACTCTGATATACGTAATGTTAAAATTATTAAACGACCTGGAGTTGGTGAAATAATTGCTCCACATTATGAAATACAAGTAGGTAAAGATACTATAGCATTTATTTATGAGCCGATTGCATGTCATAGTTATAATATCATTAAAGAAGATGGGTATGAAATAAAAATAGCAAGTATAGATACAATGCTTAGTTTTTGGTTGGCATTTTTATATGCGAATAGACCTTATTATGATAAGGACCGTATATTATGTATGGCAAATTTTTTATTTGAGGTTCAAGAAAAAAACAGACTATCCCAAAAAGGCTTACTAAAACGTTTTAGTATTAATTGTATAGGTCATCAAGAAACAATTGAAGAAATGCGTGCAGAGAAGGCAGAAAAATATGTTGAACTAAAAAATAAACAAAAAGACCCAGAATATGAAGAATGGTTTCTACGATATAGACCAACAGACGGAAAAAAAATGGACGAAAAACAAATGGACGAAAAACAAATGGACGGAAAACAAATGAAAGGGACAAAACGGTTTAAATCTAAGAAATCCAAATCTAAAACGAAAACGAAAAAGAAAAAGGGATTATTTGATTATCTACGTAAATAATATTTATAGTTTTAATCCCAGCCCCAATTTTAAATAATGTAAAAAACTTTTTCTATCCCTAATTTTACAAAAATTTGTATCAGTGATAACATCACCCCATGTTAATCGTGATGTTTTAAGTGTATCTTTTATTTCACCACCATATGCTATAAACCCTAAAATCAATAACATTAATATAACATAAAACAGAATATTTTCTATTTTGTTTAATGTAGTAAAAAACTCATGATTTATAGGAATTATTTGTATTTTAACTGGCCAATCGATAGAAATTAAGAAATCATTGTTTTTGTTTTTGTTTTTGCTGTCTAAATAATAATCCTTGTTCAATTCAATAAAATAAATAGTAAATATTAATATAAACACAATAAATGATATTCTCATATCTAAACGCATTACAATGAGAAAAACCGAAAAATATATTATAGAATACATAAATTTTACAATAGGAGATATGTGTTCAAAGTTCCCTGTATTTGAGAAAATGGTAACTAAAAAATAAAATAAAAAAAAGCAGGCGATTATATTAAATAATTTACTTTTTTTTTTTAAAAACATCATTTGTTCACAATTTATTAAACTATCTCCTATTCGTGCGCTAAAAATTATCATTAAAAATGCAGCAAACGATTTAACCATATCTACTTGCTTATATGTAATTTCATTAAACAAATCTAACATTTATTATTATAATACATTATAATATTATAATAATTTGCTTTCTTTATAAATCTCAAGTTTTGAACGTACAATCATACTCATCTGTAAACTCATATCTATAAAATGTTTGAGGCGGCAACACATCAATCTGTCCACCAATATCTAAATTTGTCAGTGTAAATTTTGGATAGCGTTTTTTCATCTCAACAACCGTTTTAATAATGTTTTCTAAATCCAACCATCTTGGGTACTGACCATATTTTCTATAATCAGTTTTATTCATGTTTTTCGCAATAACAGACAGTTCATCTTCACTCAACAAATTAAAACCATCGATGTTTTTCTCTTTTTCACCAATCATGGTTTTAGATTCTGAAATATCTTCGCGTCGTTTAAATTCTCGTAAAATACGGTTTAAGTTATCTTCAACATCACTTAGTTCTTTTTCTATAATATACATTGTATTTCTTGCTATTTCTTTCTCTCTTTTAATGGTTTTTTTCTTTTCATTTAAAGAAATAATTAAAGCATTTAATTCTTCTTGAGTTTTTTCGTATAACGGGTTCATATCCATTAATATATTTGTTATACCTTTGTTTTTAAGCAATTTATTCACTTTTTAAAATCTACTAAAATGTTTTACTGTTTTAGATAATGAATAATAGATAAAACCGAATAACGAACCAGTAAAAAGTAGTCCATTAATGTTATAATTTCCATCTGTATGACACAAAAATGGTAAATATTTGAATAAAGATTTTTTAAATATTGGTAACTGAAATATAAAATATAATACAGCCAATAATAACGGTCCTTGTATTTCATCATAAATGCTATCCAATGAATTCTGTACATTTTCGTTTCTATAATAATTATTTATATCATCATCTGATTCAACAATATAGTCTCGAGATGTCGGAGCAGGTATATAATTTGGTTGTACTTGCGTGTCTTGTGTTAGTTGTTCGGTATTTAAAGGAATATCTCTACTGGGTAATGAAGTGGCTCCAGCTAAACTTGCTTGTTGTAATCCATTAACAATTTGACTAATAGTTGATTGATCTAATGTTAATTGACCGTTAGGTATTTGTTGTGATTTAGTTTCTAAACTAATATTTCCACCAACAGAACCGCCATTTGCCGGGTCAGTAGGTAAATCATTTATACTTGTGGTATTAATATCAGACATAATATATTATCTAAAGATTCATCTATTTTTAAAATTACGCAAAAATAAAAAACTTTAAAATGTAAACATTAAAGATTTACTATTTTTTTGCTTGTGTCGCATTTTACAGCACTTTTTTCCATTTTATAACACTTACCGTCAAATTTATAGGTCTGATCTTCTATTTCTTCTAATGGAGGAGCCGCAATTGTTCTACATCTTTTTCCTTGGCATACTGCTCTAAAAAAGGTTGCTAAACCTATCCCCAAAATAATAGACATCATTATTTTACCAGTATTACTATGAACAAATTTCTCCAAATGCATATGTATATTATATGTTTAAAAAATAATAAAATGTTTTGGTTTTATTATTTTTATTTTGTCATTAAATTTTGTCATTAATTTTGTACAGGGACAGTTTTAATTGATAAAGGATTTAATGGGCAATCTATTGGTACAGGTTTGAATTCAAAACATTGGCTGGTTTTATCTTTATATTGTGTCTTCATATAATTTTCAGGACTGGGATATATATAAATTGTTTTTACATCGGGTCCTAAAATATATACAAAAAATAATCCTACAGAAAAACTTATTATAAAAACTGGTAAAGATATATAATTGCTGATCATTATATATTTTAGATATATTTTATTCATTTTAAAATTATTAAAAATCGTTTTAAAATTAAGTCAAACTTCTCTTACTAATGTATTTTTAATGCAGTATAATAATTTTACATATTATAACAATTCTTTATCAGTTAGTAACATCGTTTGATCCTTAGTATATTGGGTTATTGTCTACGATACCTTGTTGTGCTGGTTGTTGCACGGGTTGTTGCACGGGTTGTTGTGCTGGTTGTTGTGCTGGTTGTTGTGCTGGTTGTTGTGCTGGTTGTTGTGCTGGTTGTTGTGCTGGTTGTTGTGCTGGTTGTTGTGCTGGTTGTTGTGATGGTTGTTGTGATGGTTGTTGCACTGGTTGTTGCACTGGTTGTTGCACTGGTTGTTGCACTGGTTGTTGTCCTTGTTCTTCTGGCAATTCATCAACTAATTCTAATGTCACCATATTTTTCTTTGTTTTATTTTTAGTAGTTTTATTTTTAGTAGTTTCAACATTTGTCGCCTTTTTTGTTTTTGTTTTTGCGGTTATATTAGGCATACCCTTAATAAATTTAATGACTTTATCATCTTCTTCATCCCTCTGTTCTTTATTTTCAATCGAATTAGGTTTTTGTATTAAAGTGTATTCATCCATTTCTTCATTATAATCTATAAAATTAACGTCATATCGAAGTGTCTGTATTTCTTTTAATTTTGGAACCATTTCATTCACATAAAACTGAATTGCTTGGTTTAAAATAAGTTCATTGCTTGTATCAACATATTCGCTTACCATTTTTTTAAAAGGTATTAAAAATGCATTACCAAATTCATCAATCGTTTTTTTCAATAATTCAGCCTTTACGGGATTGTCATTTGTTAATATATCTTGTTCAATAAAAATACCAGTGAGTTCTGTTTCATTTTTTAATGATTCAGTCAATTTTTCAAAATTACTTATGGTGTCATTATTTTTTTCAAAAAACAAAGCATTATTTTTTTCCTTTATAATATCCAATTTAAGTATTTCTATATTATCAAGTCCATATTTTATACCTTCATAATATTGTTGTCTTTTTGAATAATCAATTTGTATATCTAAAGGGCACGGAGCAGTTAAATCACCACATTTAGCAATAAATTTTCTGATCCCCGCATCATTTGTTATTGTAAAAATGGTTTCTACATTTCGTTTACAATTAATACATTCGGGTTTAGGCAATTTAGAATATTCTACACGTTTTTCCCTTTTTGATTTTTTTTCATTATTTATTATTGGCTTGATATATTTATCGTAGTATCCGCTTTTATATTTGTCTTTTAATTTATAAAATTCATTAATAGCATCAATTGGAGTTATTTTTTGTATAGCTTCAGCCATTATAAAATATGTGTATATATTTATTCTATCGACTTAACTTTTTATTAGGAGTGTCATTAATAATATCAAATTCATTTTCCCAATGAGGTAGTCCAGTGATTAGTTGTTGTTGTGCTCTCAGTTTAGTTTCTTGATAGTTTCTAATTTTAGATAATATATATTTTTTCTTTTCTAATTCTCTTTGTTCTATTTCTTCCGTTGTTAGTTTGCCTTTGTATTTGTAGAATAATAATATTCCTAAAATTACAAAAAAACAGAATAATAGGACAACGTTAAATACATTGTTGTAATATTTTTCTTTTAAAATATGACACTGTTTAAGAGTTTCATTTAAAAAATATGTTACTCCCGGTTCAGTGAGCATTGGTTTAGATATTTCAATTGTATTCATTTATAATTACCTTTAAAAAACAAAAATATTTTATACCAATTATCTATATAATGGATATATCATTATTGTCATTAATATCTTTTACAATTATAACAATTATCTATTTTGCTTTTCCTAGTATTGGCAAACCAGAACTATTATTAGATGATTTAGTAGATGGTGGGATTAGCCCGGACTATTATTCCAGAACTATGCAAAGTTTAGCATTTTATTTGGGTGTTGTTATAATTAGTCAATTCTTCTTAAATACAGGATATTTAATTTCTAAATGTGGCGGTTCTGCTGGTCAAAATATAGGAGCAGCTGCTTTGTTTACATTTATACCATGGTTGTTTATATTCGGAATTTTATTGGGTGTATTAATTGTTTTTCCAGGGTTTAAATCTGCATTTTCAGATGTTATTGGGTACTATGTTGTTTCCGGAAGCGCCAACGACATTTTTTCGTCATTATTAATAGGCACTGACATTAATGAGATGATAGAAAATTCAAATGATGGAAATCAAAAGAAAGAATTAACAAGTGCAGCTGAAGCAATTATGAAAATATGTGGAAATAAATCAATATTAATAAACCAAATGAGTCCAGATAATTTTATGCAAATATGGAATGTATTAAAACCATTAATGACTGCTGGTATGTTTGATAATTTAGAAATCAAAAAGAACCTATTAGATTTAGTAGTTTTGAAAGATAATATTGGAGAAGCATTATGGTACATTTATACAGCAATATTAATATCTTCAATTGTCTATTATAATTTAGCAACAAGAGGATGTGTAAAGGATGTCAAACAAGTTAAGGCAGATTATGATTCGTACCTAAAAAATCAAGAAGAAGCAGATAAACAAACTGAGCTAAATAATACTACTACTTATACCGTTTCTTAAACTTTTTTATTTTTCTAAATATATATTGTTAATATATGAATAATACAGAAATAAATATTCTTAAAAATTATATAAATAAATTATTAAGGTTTTTTGAAGGAGAAAGATTCGATTATTTCAATTCAAATAAAAATCTTATCCAAAATGTAATTGGTCAATATCTTCGAAATAAATATGGTAATATTGATTATTCAGATATTAATACATTTAATAGTAAAGATACTGAAAAAATAGTACATCATTTAAATACAATTTATAATAACAATATAGAGAATATACATAAGCAAGGCAAAAAATTATATCCAAGTTTACATCCTAATACACCTGATGATGAGATAGCAGGCGATATACCATTGAAAGTATTTAAAAGAAATGGTGGAAAACATGGTCTTAGTCGCCGTAAACGACGTGGTCTTAGTCGACGTAAACGTAAAACTAAAAAAATGCGTAAATAAATTTTAAGTTAAATAATTATATAAAATTTAACTTAAAGACCGTTATTACAAATACTTCGGATATGTCAAATAATACATAACCAATAAATAAGACAATATACCTAAAATTAGTGAAAGCAACCATAAAGGTAAAATTGTTTTATTCTTGTACCCGACTCCAAATTCTCTTATAGAACCGTCTCTATTGTATAAAAACCCTGGACGATACATTTGAATTAGCCCAAAAATTACTAAAAATATTATTATGGATACTAAAGTAATATTATTTCTTATAAATGTTCTCATCCTATATATTATTATTACTTTTTTTTATTATATTTATGATTAATCGTAATCATCGTTATTTTCTGCTTCTTCTCCCCATGGATCGCCGTCATCATAATCATCTGTATTATTAAAATCTTTAGCTAAATCATTTTCAATGTCTCTATCTGTATTCATTTCATCGATTGCATCATTCATTTCCATATCCATATCATCATCTGTTACACCCCTTTTATTTAATTTTTTCTGTAATTCAGAAACCTGATTTGCTACAAATTTATCGTGTTCAAAAATATCTGGGTCATATGTCTTAATTCCTTTTGATGTTCCAATGCTATAAAGAGGTCCTAATTTATAATTTTTTAAAATTGTATCTACTACTCTTTCTTCCTCTGTCATATCTTTTAATCTATCTGTAAATGAATATTTTTCTGCCTCTTTTAATTTGAATACGGCATCTTCTATATCATCATACGATGTATTTATAGTCTTCTTCGACTTCATCATTATAGTTAAATAAGCAACCAATAATTTTGCGACATCTTGCTTCATTTTACTAATATCTCCTTCTAAATATTCCTGTTCATCCTCTGATAATTTTAATTCTTGATCCATTATATAATTGCGGCTATATATGTCTTCATCATTTACAAAAGTTTTTTGAATCATAGCTTTATTGTTAGTTAAACTAACATATTCAGTTAAAATACTCAGGAAATAATATTCATATAATAATGTTAATGTTCTTTTTTCAAATCCAGAATATATTATTTTATCTCCTATTTTAATATTTGTTGGTGCAGGGGTGTTTAAAGATAACAAATTTATACCCCGACATTTATTTTTTATTTCATATAATACATTATTGATTGTATTATTACCATAAAACTTATTAATTGGTTCATAAAACGTTTCTACCATGTCTATTATATCTTCTTCATGATCCTCAGACAGCTTCCAATAACTGTGCGGTGCAATAGTAATAGTATGTAGATTTTTATTAATAATTGTTGAAGGAAAAACAGCGGCAAATAAATTTATAAAATTTTTGTAAAAATTGATATAATTATACATTCCATCGTCTGTTATCTTATTATTTTCATTTCTTTTATTTTCGTCAAACCTCCAAACACTTAAATTATTTAAAAATGCAGTTATATTTGTTAATTCTAAATTACTTGCCTTTGATTTTGACTTAATAAAATTTATGATGTTCTTTCTCATTGCAGTAATAGAATTCACCAAATAATTTTTCAAAGTTCTCATATTTTCTGTATCAGTCTCCATTGTTACATCATACGATTCTACCAATTTTTCTAATTTTTGGGTTAGAGCCTTTGGAACAGTTTCATTTTCTTCCACATCTAAATCATTTAAAATTTTTGATAAATCATCTACACATGAGACGGGTTTTTTATTCATCGACATACGAATAATGTTATTTCTACTTACTAATTGAAACAATCTTAAAAACTGTTCTTTTGTATAATTTCGTCCATCTCTTTTTAATTTTGCAATTTTTTCTTGAAAAGTATCGGATTTTTTTAAATATTCGGGTTTATCTATGCATATTGTCGCTAAATCTTCCGCTAACGGAATAGATGATTGAAAATTACATAAATCAATAAATGCTTGATAAATTGTTTCTTCACTAAAATCATTTGAAACTTCTGGATATATTCTTTTCGTATTAACTTCAGATAACATAATTGCCCCTTGTGTTAGTATTTTGATGTCTCTAACCAATGCTGATAATTTTTTCACTATTTGATTATAATTATCTATACTTGCATCTTCATTTATAAAATATCCTAATGTTGTTATTTGAGTAGTTTTTTCGTTACAGCAAGCATTGTCCATAAAAGGCTTTCCAGACGAACTTAATAATAAATCTTTCTTTTCTATCAATTTTTGAATTGCTTCTTGAATTGCAAGCGAATATGATATTATTTTAGATTCAAGTACTAACATTTTTTCTAATTGCCTATGATTCCCCGTTTGTAATTCATTTTGTAATTCTTCCGTAAACCCATTTGTAATATTATCCAAATGCTTAATATGAAATTGTTTTAAAGGCGGTAAAAAATTTGTCCATTTTCCCAAACTATATTCTTCTGGTATGTCTTGCTCTGGATTCGTTAATAAATATTCCGTTTTTTCTTTTATCTTTTGTTCGACCTCTGCATATGGCATCAAATATCTAATAATAAATGCCTTTAATGTTGTTGCTATTTTTTCTTCATTCTTTGGCAAAGAATTCCAAGGAATAGTTGTTGTGTCTCTGCTTTTTAATGCAACACAAGCAACATAATTTAATCCACTATCGTCTCCTTCTCCTTCAAATGGGAATCCGTTAAATGAACGCACACATCCTGGTGCTGTTTTTCTTGTTTTTATTGACGGTATACTTGTTTGCACTGCTATTAAATACATACCCAATGTAAGATACATTATTGTTGAACTATAAACAGTCATATATGATGGGATTTTTTTACCCTTTTTCGCAGCATCATCCTCTCGCCTTTTATATGCAGGTTCCTTTTCTAAAATTCGGGTATCACTAATTAATTCAGTTACTATCTTTATTATAAAATCTCTATTTTGTTCGATATCTATTCCCATATTTGATGATAAAATACTAACAACATTTGAAACCATTTCACCCTCTGGACTTAAACGTTTTGCCTGTTTTTGCTGCTGTTTTTCTAATATAACTTCTCCAACATCTTTTTCAATTATATCCCTACTTTTATCGGCAAACCCATCTTTATATCCCTCGGAAACGTCATTATCTATATAACAAATAACCTCGCCACTATTTTCATCGACCCATGTATCGCCTTTATCGCTTCGTTTGCCAATCTGTCTTTTTAAATCATTCAATACATCATCATAATCTTTATTTCGAGTTATAAATGTATTCGCTAAAATATAGACGAATTTTGGTAATAATTGTGTATTTGTTTCTACACAATACATCCACCATTCATTTTCCATTTCACCATCATATACATTTGGAATACTTGGGTCACCTTCACGACAATAAAGCGAAACAAATTTAATGATATCTGTTTGTTTTTTTACAAAATCATTTTGCCCCATAATTAGGTCACGTAACCTGACATAGGGCGATACAATTCTTTCTTTTACTTCATCTGCAATTTTTAAACCTAAATCGTATTTTTGATTATTATATTTGAAAAATTGTGTTCGTTTTATCTGTTGAAGTTTGTCAAATGATTTACTGAAATAATCAAGTTGTCTTCTAATTCGACTATTCAATTCATCCTTTGAAATATTATAGCTTTTATCAAATTGGTCCAAAATCTGTTTTAAGGCATTACTCGCTATTGTATCTTTTATAACTTCAGTTGAATCGCATTTGTCTTCACCTTTTTCCAAAGGATTGTACATGCATGTGTAATCCATATTACATAAAACATCATCGTCTTTTATGAACGCATCTGGAGGTAATTCTTTATCTAATACCCATGTATCGTCTTTTCTTACATAGTATTCGAATGATTGTGGATAATTGCCTTCAACCACATTTACCAAAATAGCATAGTCTCCTTCTCTAACTCGTTTTGCTTGGTTTACTAATGTTGTTGCCATATGTTCTGCAGGTTTTTCATCCATTTTATGCTTGTTAACAAATTCATCCGTTAAAAATATTATAAACTCTTCGCTTGATAAATTGTCTCTTTGTGTTTTATATTTTTCTTCGATTATTTCATAATTTGTTGCATCATATTCTTTGTCAAAATATATTGGCTTTCCATCGTCTGCCAACATAGCATCTTTTGAATAATACTTTTTAGCTATTATATACGCACTACATGTATCATTTGCCTTGTCCTTTTCTGTTAGTACTTTTAATTCATTTTTATCCATTTCAAAAACAGAGTTTAGTTTGTCTGGATACATAAGTTGAATGTTAGTTAATGCAACTGCGGTATTATATAATTGTCCATAATCTGCGAGTGTTATTTTTTTCAACAATTCTGACCCAGAACATTCCATTTTCCCCGGTTCGTCGAGTCCATATTCATTAAATATGTGCATTTTTAGCTGCATGTCTGAACCAGTATCTAACAAATTAAATAATTCATTTGAATATATATATTTACCTTTGTTTTGTTGATTGCGTCCAGCAACAGATTTAATATACTTAATTCCTGAAAATGCTATACTGTATTCTTTATATATGCTGTTGTATTCTTTGATTTTGTTAGAAATAAATGAATTTATTTCTCTATATTGCATATACGTTAAATCAATTGGATAAATCATGAATGGCTCTAAATAATTAACAACATCTACTAATGATAAACGACCTTTTATATATTTTTTAACAAGATTAAACAATACGCGTGTTTTTGGGACTATGGTTCGTAAAAATATTTTGTAAATATCAAGATTTGTTAGTTCGGTCGGTTTATCATATTCGGTCAAATCTAACATATATTGTTTTATATTGTCAACAAAATTATCGTCATCATATTCTATATCATTATCAAGACCATCTATAACTATTTTTGTTATATCAGTCTTTTGTTTTAGCAATTCCCAATAATTTAAAAAATGCAAATTTAAATTTGCCTTAACTAACAAATTACTACCTGGAAGATTTATTTGGGAAAAACGAACAGTTGGTTCTGGTAGTGTTAGAATCGATTTGATTGAAATTGGATCATTATTTGTTAGTTTAACTCTGTGAGCAACCATATTTTTTGCCTTTAAATTTGTGGAATATAACATGTCTTGCCCTAAGTTATATCTTTGTATTACGAAACGACGATTTACTATTTGAGAATTAGAAACAATAGTAGAATACAGACTACCTAAATTATCTATAACTGCGTTTACATTTGATTCGACAGTGCCTTCTATTATTATCCCATCCGTAGAAGCAAATACATTATTAACGACTTCTGGATTAATGGAATAAAATGGTGTCATATATGGGTCTAATGCAGCATACAAATTAGCATACTTATTTTGACCTTCAATGCTTTGATTGGTTTTATATTTTCTAAATAAAGAGTTCAATTCTCTATTTTGAACATTTTCATTAATTAATTCATAATCTGTATATCTTTTATATTCTTTTTTATCTGATGGATAAATCTTTTTTACATTTGAAGCTACTAATAATATCCAATACAATGTGTTTTTAAATTCTGATAAATATTCTGCTAATGGTTTATCATTTGCTGTTCTTTTAATAACACCTGTTATATTTTTGTTTATATCAAATGTTGATGATATTTGTCTTAGTTGAATAAATCGCGAAATCATTATATGAATATTGTTTAATACATTGTTAGTTCGTTTTGCATTAGGAATACTCGAAACCATTTCCTCTAATAAATCATTTGCTTGTGTTTCAATATTGTAGCGATATTTAGATTTATCGATGTTTACATATTCTTCTACTTTCACAATATCTCCAAATTCAATATCACTCATGTCAAACATCATCTTTTGTAATTTTTGTTTTACTTCTGATTTATAGTTTAAAGCTGCTTTTTGTTTATCTTCTTCCCCTAAAGCTGATAATTCATTTATTTCTTGATCTCCTTGTTCTTCTTCTTTTATTTCTTCTTCTTCATTTATTCCTTGTTCTTCTTGTTCTCCATTTATTCCTTGTTTTCTAACTATTGCCGGTCTAATTTCAAATGTTTCAATTGGTATATCCTCTGGTACACCTTGATATTTAAAATTAATAAATAATGTATCGTCGTCTGTTGTTCTAACTTCAATCATATCTTCTTCCAAATTAGTAATTTCACCGGTTATTACGGTTGGGATTTCTCCTCCAAAATAAATATTTATCCATGTTCCTGGTAATAAATCATTCTGTCTGGCATAACCTTCTTCAATATTACTACTAATGACCTTTATTGCTTGTATATTTCCATCGCCAATAATACCATCTGATGATATTTGTATTATAGTTTTTTCATATGTTTCACTATTGATTAACTTTATTTTAGAAGGATCAATATATTCGATTAAAAACACATTATTATTTAGTATTTCATTTGTTGGGTCTGTTATTAAAATAACATCTCCTAATTTTAATATTATTTCCGGTGTTTTTATTTCTGCTTTTTCTTCCTCTTCTTCCTCTTCTTCTTCCACTTTTTTTATATCTTCTGCATTTGGAATATATTCAGGTATAACATCAACATCCGGTTTAAAGTCAACATCTGGTTTAACTATGTCTTTATTATTTGCCTTCAAATCTATTTGTTCTGACATCTTATATTTAATGTAGAATTTTTTATAAATCATTAATTCTCAAAATATATTATCAACATTCCTAATATATTTAATTATTGATTTTTAGAAATTATATATAGAATTGGTTTAAAGGCATTTGACCAAATAATATAAACAAATGAAATATACTTTAAGCTATATTGCGGGTTTCAATGACGTAGTCAAAACAAATGAAGTAAATAAAGAATATGAAAAATATTATTCAGTTAAAGAATATGTTACTAAAGGAACAGAGACGTATTCGATTGTAAGATATAACAAAGAACTACTTTCTAAAGACATCGTTCCTACATATGGTCTATTACGTTCAGTTATAATATCAAAAGGACGTGTTGTTTCTTTTGCCCCACCTAAATCTATCTCTGTTGAAACATTTATGAACGATTATCCATTAAAAATTGACAATATAGTTGCTGAAGAATTTGTTGAAGGAACCATGATCAATGTATTTTTTGATCCTAATTATGGAGCTACTGGTTGTTGGCAAATTGCAACTCGTAATACAGTTGGAGCAGATGTTGCTTTTAATCAAGGAAAAAAAACATTTTATACTATGTTTATGGAAGCATGTCAAGAAAATAATCTATTTTTGAATTCATTAAATCCATCATTTTGTTATAGTTTTGTATTACAACACCCTGAAAATAGAATTGTTGTACCTTTTAAGAATCCACAATTATATTTAGTGTCTGTGTATGAAATTGTTCATGACGATAATATTAGAGTTTGTGAACATGATATGAGAATAGTTAGTCAAGATGTAATATGGGGAACAACTGGTGTTAAATTCCCCGAAAAATATGAATTTTCTACTTATACTCAATTAATTGATAAATTTGCATCACCAAATACCCCATATAATATTTTAGGAGTTGTTGTTAGAAATATGGAAACTGGTGACAGAACTAAAATTAGAAATCCATCATATGAAGAAGTCCGACATTTAAAAGGCAATCAATCAAAGTTACAATATCAATATTTATGCCTAAGACAAAATGGAAAATTACCTGAGTTTTTAAAATTTTATCCTGAGTTAAAATCCGAAATGTCCAAATTTAGAGAACAAGTTCATTTATTTACAAATACTCTATTTAAAAATTATATTTCTTGTTATATCAAAAAGGAAAACCCCTTAAGGGAATTCCCAGAACAATATAGAACACACATGTTTAAGATTCACGAACAATATATGAATGATTTGAAACCAAATAATCTATTTGTCACGAATACTGTAGTAATTAGATATGTAAATGAATTACCATCGTCTCTTTTAATGTACTGCTTGAATTATAACATGAGAAAAAGAGCGGTAGATACTATAAAAACAGAATTGACACACTTAAATTTGTGGTAATTAAAATAAATAAATTACAAAATAAATAAATAAAAAAGAATGTTTATATTTTTATTTATTTTTGATAATATAAATTGTATGAAATACTTTTTATTACTTTCTAGAACCATTAAAACAACCCTTAATGCTTTCTAACTTTTTGATGGCTTCTTCAATTGATGCCGTTAACATTGTTTTCACTGCTGAAACACCTTTAGTTTTATCTGATACGGACACTCTAATAATACTGTCATTATCATGCGGATGCATTTTTTTAAATCCAACATAGTCTAATGCTTTTAATTCTTGATAAAATACAGAATATAACTCATAATTCAAAATATTACCAATAGTATAATCATTGTTCACCAGAATTACATCATAACTATTGTCCATAGTGTTTATAGATGGCTTGATTTCCATTTCATCTTGATCTAATGAACGTTTGATACTTTCTAAATTATTAATTACTATATTACAAGACTTAATAATAATGTCAGTATTTTCATAAATACCAAGAGATTGAATTATAAAATCGAAACTTTTTGCCTTTACGTATCTTAGACCTTCTAATAGGTTCCAATTTGCAGCCTCAAATTTAATTTCTGCTTCATTTTTCCCTTCATCTTTCCACTTTTGTTTACGAATAGCCAATTGTTCAGCCATCTTTTCCCTATCTGGAGTACAACCATATGCACAAGTACCTACTACATTAAACATACTGTCATAACGAGCATCGCTCATGGAAAATTCACAAGTTAAATTAATTCTTTCTCCAGGCAATTCCTTTGTTATATTTGGTCTTAATCTTAGAAAATCAATATAATATTCACCATTACCTGTAGGAGGAATATAAGGAGGAAATATTTTTTTCACAGTATTGTCATCTAAATACTTATCGGTAACTAAATTTTTAATTTTGAAATCCTTTGTTGTTACTATTAAATTTGTATCTGTTTTATTTTCAACGTCCACCTCTAATAAATAATTTTTTAGTTGCGATTCCTGTAATTCTGAACCACAAATAGGTATGCAACCTAATCGTTGTTTTACAATTTCATTATTTAATCTACTTGTATTAACCATAATGTTTGCTTTATTTTCTTCATAAGGTATTGTTTTGAATACTACTATAGGAATATCAGATAATATAGTTCTTCTTAATGCATTCACATAACTAACATCTGTATTGTATATAGTAAATGTTAAAACACCCTCTTCCTCCTTAAAATCAGTAATTTTTGACGCCATTATATATTATATTATTGTTGTATATTTAATATTATATTTAATGAAATTCAATTTTTTGTTTCCATATTATTTTGTATTTTGTATTTTGTATTTTGTAGTTTGTAAGAAACATTTA